GTAGAAACTGAAATGACGGATAAATTCCGCGATGCCGCACGTGACGCCCTTCTTCTCAGGGCCGGTGTCTCCGTTGACAAACCCGCCGCCGGTGCTGACGAGCTTGGAGGTTTTACTCTCCGTGAACTGATGTTCGAGTCCCTGCGTGCCCGGAATCTTCCCACCCGTGGGGGGTTTAATGAGGCATACCGAGTGGCGATGTCTACGTCCGATTTCCCGCACGTCCTCGGAGCAGTCGCTAACAAATCCGTCCTCGACGGCTGGAACAACGAGCCTGAGACATGGAGCGCATGGGTGGCGACTGGAACCGTATCAAATTTCCATGTTCACGAGGCCGCACGTATCGGGGAGTCTGACGACCTCGACGTTGTGAGGGAGAACGACGAATACAACTATGGGGAGACCTCGGAGCAGTTCGAACAGTACCAGGTCCTCACTTACGGCAAACTGTTCGCCGTATCTCGCCAGGCAATCATCAACGATGATCTCGATCAGATCACCGAGGTTCCCGCAAAAATGGGCGCAGCCGCTTCCCGCAAAGTTTCGGACGTGGTTTACGCTGCCATCACGCTGAATCCTGACATGGGCGACGGGAAAAGCCTCTTCCATGCCGACCATGGAAACTATATCGCCTCCGGCGGTTCGGGCAACGGTGCACCGTCACTGTCCACCATCGGCGCGGCCATCCTTGCCATGAAGACTCAGAAGGACGTCAACGACAAAGCGCGTTTGAACATCATGCCGAAATTCCTGCTTGCGCCCGTGGCTCTGGAAATGGAAACGGAGCAGTTTTTCCTGACCTCACTCATCGGCGGCGCGGCTAACCAGAATAACCTCGCGAACCCCTACGCCGGACGGTTTACCCGCATCTACGAGCCTCGGCTTGACGACGCGCTTTCCACCGGCTGGTACATGGCCGCAGATAAGGGCAAAACCGTCAAGGCGTTTTTCCTCGACGGGAACCGCACCCCGTACCTGGAGAGGCAGCCCGGCTGGAACGTTGACGGCGTGGAATTCAAGGTTCGTATCGACGTTGGCGCGAAGGCCATGGACTACCGTGGGCTGTATTACAACTATGGCGCATAGGGAGGAATAGCTGATGGCTGAAGCGACTTATGTTGATACCGGCGAGGTGATTTTGTACACCACCGTCAACGCCGTGGATAAAGGAGACGTGGTGAACCTTGCCACGCGCATCGGGATCGCTGCGGAGAACATCGCCGCCCTCGGGACAGGCCCCGTTGCGGTGGAGGGAGTATATGAGGTTCCTGCAAATGCCGCCCTCGAAATCTCCACAGGGGACGCTGTTTATTGGGATGTGGGGGAGGTTGCCGTCAACAAAACCCCAGATGATAACATCCCCGCGGGCTGGGCTGTTGAGGGATGCGGGAACGGCGACACGACTGTAAAAATCAAGCTGCTCGGATAGGAGGGCTATAAATGGCTGAAGGAACGTACATTCGGAAGGGCGACGTGATTACTTACACGAACCCTTCCTCAAGTGACGCGATAGAGAAGGGGCAGGTGGTGTCTCTCACCACCAGGATAGGCATAGCCGTGGAGGACATTCCTGCCTCCGGCACGGGGGCGCTCGCAGTAACTGGTGTTTGGAAATTCAAGGCAGAGAACGACGCCGCGTTCACCGTGGGGGCCGCTCTCTACTGGGACGCGGCCACGCACGAGATGACTGCCACAAACACCAGCGACACTCCGGCGGGATGGGCCGTTGCGCCGAAGGCAGAGACCGCGACCGTCTGCTACGTCAAAATCGGCTAGGAAGAGGGTGAGGCGTCGTGACTCTCAAGGATGTTATGGAGGCTGACGCCTCCATTTTTTTTGGCGATGGGCTGAGCGTTGAGGCGGAATACAACGGGCAGACCCTGGAGGTGATCCTCGAATACGGTGACGACCGCGCGTCCGGTAACACATTCTCAGGAGACGGACAGGCGGCACGGGCGAAATGCTGGGTTCGGGCGGCAGACCTCGACGAGAGGCCGGAGCCGCTGGACACCATAACCATAGATGAGGAGACGTGGCAGGTGGCGCGGGTGCTGGAGAGGGACGGCGGCATCTGGGGGCTGGAACTGGTGGGGAGGGAGACGGTATGGGGCTAACGGTCACAGTTGAGGACCAGGCCACACCGTGGCTGCAGTGGGCGATGAAAGAATTTCCCAATCTCCGGAAACGTGCTCTCAAGTCTGCAGGGTATTTCGGGCAGAAAAAAATCAAGGAACACATCAAGAGCGGCGCGCCCGGTGGTCGCCCTTATGCAAAGGGCATGAGCGTAAAGCGCAGGAGGAAACTGGAGAAGAAGAAAGGCGGTAAATTCTCTCCTCTGGGCAAACTCCGGAACGCCATCGGCTATCAGTATATCGACGCGGAGGAATCAGTCGTTATCGGTTGGCTGTCAGCGTCTGCGGCAAAACTCGGCAGGATGCATGAAGGTGGCGGCTCGTGGAAAGTCACGCCATTGATGAAACTAAAATATTTTTCTGCCGGCATAGGGATCACAAAAGACACAATTGACATTCCAGCCCGGCCTACCATCGAACCTATGGCGAAATTCCTGTACAGCAAATGGGGGCCGCACATTGAGGCCCAGATGTGGAAATATTTGTCCGGCAAGCAAATCAATATCAAACCTGCAAAACGTAAATACGTCGTAAAGGGAGCGTGGTGACATGGACAACCTCGGCGCAATAGCATCCAGGTGGGCTACCATGCTCGCCACGTCTACCACCCTTGCCGCGTGGTGCGACGAGAAATACGGCTCTGAGCTGACTATTTTTCTCGGACTGAATCTCAAAAAGCCGCCTACGGAGGACGACTGCCCGTGCGTGGTCGTGCTGCCGGAATCGACGCAGATGACCGACGAGACATGGCCGAACGACGCGACCATATCCATCCTCTGGAGCGTGTCAAACAGCGAGACGGAGGAGGATGACGACGGAGTACAGGTCATGACCGGCCTTGTTGAGTCTGAGGAATTCGGGCGGGAAATCTGGGACGTGATTTATACGGATACGACGGTTACACCGCAGACGGTTTCGTTTGAACTCGATCCGGCAGGTAGTTTCCCACAGTTCCCTGGAAGCATGGAAATCACTGTCAAATACAAGTAAAGATTACCACTCGCCGCCTTCGGGGCGGCTTTTTTTATGCCCAAAAACGGGCGGAAGGAGTGAGCGATATTGGCATTTAACTTGAAGAATGCAAACGACGTTCACCTTGGCACAGGCGTCTTGTATGTGAACGGTACGGACGTCGGACTGCTCAAGGGGAACGTCACGTTTAGCTATGCGCCGGAATATCAGGAGATAACCGGCGGCTCGCCGGAGCAGTTGGTGAAAAAGTCCCTGATATCCGAATCCGCAACATTAACCGCAGGGATGATGGAAATCAATCTTTCCACCATAGGAAGTATCATGCCCATATTCACCCCTGAGAATACCGGTACGGATACTGATAGTGTAGTCAAGGAGTACCTCGGTCCGATGTACGCCGGAACGTGGCAGGGCGCAGAAAACGCGTTCTGGACTGAGGGTGGGACAGTTGAACTGTTCCTGGCATCCCCCCTCTCTGCTATTGCAACTGCTGGTGCAACAAAAATCTATGTCGAGGACGCAAGCCTTTTCAGTCCTTCGGATGTGGTTGTGCTCACAGATGGAGCGACAACGGAGGAAGTGACGATCGCTGCCCTTGGGGTTGACACGACGGAGAACAGCCTGACTGTCAGCGCACTGGACAACTCCTATGGCATCACTGGCTACGCGCACAATAAAACGGTGTCACTCGTTGACGGGACGGATTATTTCATCAACCGGATCAACGGTCAGGTCACCATAATCTCCGATAGTTCACTTATCAGCGACGGTGACACCGCAAGCGTCAGTTATGTCCATCACGTGTACGCCACGCAGGGACTCTACGCAGGCGGTCAGGCGTCTACCGACACGTACCCTGTCAGGTTCGAGTCTGAGCGGGCCGACGGCAAGAAATTTGTCATTGAGTTCTATAAGGCCCAGATTGCCGGTGAATTCTCAATGGAATTCAATCCGAGCGATGCAATGGTGCTGAACGTGGAAATATCGGCGGTTGCTGACTCCAGCAAAGAGGCCGGGAAGCAGTTATTCTCAATTAAAACTCAGGCGGCATAACGACTAGGGGGGGCTGACGCCTCCCCTTTTTTATCCGCATTTCGGGAGGCTGACAAATGAAAGATCAAGTGAAGATTTTCAGACCCAAAAAGATTGAAGTCGATATTTTCGGTTCCAAACATGAATTGCATCGATTGACGCGCGGGGACGTTATTGACCTGGCGGTGATATTCAGCGAGGCGCGGCAGGACTTGACAGGACTGACGGTAGAAAACCTCAAGAAAATCATCCTTTCCACTGGTGAAATCCTTGGAGCGCTCATGGAGATATCGTTCCCGTCATTCGAGGAATGGAGCGCTCTTTCCATAGCTGACGAGATATCCATGTTCGAGATGGTCTGGTCTGAGAACGACATACCGGGCATCATCGCAAATTTTACACGGCTGGGGGAGACGATAGCAGCAGCGATAAACGCTGGGCAGTAGGCTTCCTCGGCTTAAGGCATCATTTTGGACTGACGGAAAAAGAGCTTCTGGACGGGATGACGTTCTGGCAGAGCGAGGAATTTATGGCTGCTGTACCGGAGTTCTTCGGCGAGAAAACAGAGTCTGCAACAGAGGCATCTGATATAGACGATTTTACGCGGGCGGGCATTCCGCTATCGAGGTGAAGAAATGGCAAGTCCCA